GGTGTTGGCAGCCTGCGCGGCAGCTATGATCCACGGATTACCAGTTAGCCCGGCACCGATTGAGATAATTGCGCCGAGCGGGTCTTCAGCTATACCCTCAATAACGCCGCCAACGACATCAATAACCGGCGATAGGATGTCGTCAACGACAAATTCGGCTACGTCGGATATGGCATCACCAACCCAACTTACGACACTACCAACTGCGTCTGCTACGAAACCCATCTACATACTCTCTAAAATAGGTTGTTTACCTATTTTTATGTAAACAATGTAACCATTGTCGGCTCTTTTACCTATACCGATCTGGGTATCAGAGCCTTTTGTGAGGCGTTGGAACACCCGAAACCCGTTAAGGAAACCCTCACCGTTAAACCAAGTCGTGTAATGAGTTATACCACGTTTCTGAAGATACCTAATATACTGGAGCGAATTGTTAACGAAGTTACGCCCCGTATCCACGTTAAACGCACGGCCAACCATCTTGTTTCGGTTCTGCCCTTTCCCCCTATGACCCAAGAACACGGTATTGCCATACTGCCGAATATCAGCGCTCGGCATTTTCAGTTCTTGGGCGATAGTAGCAAGGGCTACATCCGGGGCGTAAACATCCCCTATGGAAGCAGCGGCACCATTATTCGAGTTAGCCGCCAGAACCAGAATCTCTGGCCCCTCTAGCTTCTTCTCATTGCTATCTACTATGTCCATAGCTACTTCAAAGCCTCAAATAACGCCGCCGAGTACACATTACCCATACCCGCTGCCAAGCTAAGAACAACGCCGTCTGGTGCCGGGCAACCCATAGACAAAAATACCGAGTCACGCTCAGTTCTATTAGGGATACTAGGGATTAGCCCTTTGGCAATGTCGTCAAACAACATAGTTGTTTCCAAAAGACCGCTGGCACCCATCGTATGTCCTATACGCTGCTTGTATGAAGTAGCAATGAACTCACTCAATGTACTCGTGAGCGCGGCTTTTTCTGCAGCATTGTTAACCGGGGTGCCGGAACCATGCGTCTTAACTAATTTTACTACATCTGGTTCCAGTTTGGCTACAAATAATGCGCCTTCTATAGCCTTGGCGTACCCGGCACCGTCTTCACGCTGGCCGAGCGGGTTCGAAAAGTCCTCAGAGGCTGTATACGCCCCTAGAAGCCGAGCAATGGGTTTAGGAACTTCGGTAGGCTCACTCTCAAACACAGCAAGGACCGCCCCCTGCCCCAGATAGAACCCCCGGTTCAAAGAATCAAACGCGGAGGGAGCAACATCCCCCTCATCCTTATGTAGTAGGCTGGCCCCAGCTTCACCGAAGAACTCTAGGGTAAGGTTATTAACCGCATCCTCACCGCTCAGTACGATAACCCGCGTAAACCCATAGTGGTTCATAAGGTTTTGCACGTCCATAAGAACTTTTAGGCTAGAGGCGCAGGCCGTCGCATCGGTTGATATGTGGTCTACGGGGCCAAATTCTGCGGCTATACGCCCAGCATAGATATTCGTAAGGGTAATAAACGGTATCTTGACCTTGTGGTGGAGCGTGGTAGTCGGGTCTCTATCGTACCTACCCTGCGTGCCCATCCACCCTTGATTACCCGCCGCAAATAGAAACGCTGTCTTACCCCTAGTCCGCGTATTACGCACATACGCTAGGATATCCGGCGCAAGAACAGACTGCAGCAGCCGGTGAGGGGGGTAGAACAGGCCGGTTTTGGCCTTCTTGAATGTGTCCGGGATTATGTGGGCGTGTTGAGGGTACGGTATATCGTCTATTAGTACCTTCTTTGTTGTGCACACCCTTGAGCAGTGGGTCATGTAGATCATTTCACTGCCTCGATAGCGGCCTCTACAGACTCGGGTTTCTTAGTGCCGGTGCTTTCGGCGTAGTCAAATACATCTTTTACAGTATTGACTGGTAAGTTCTTAGCTTGTTCTTCGTCAAGTCCATATAGTTCAGCTAAATACATAGACAACATGACAATATCTAGGCTGTCTAGACCCACTTCACTTATATCGTCATCTTCTGATGTGGCTTGGGCTCCTTCTCCACCAACCACTTTGATTAACTTCGTTAGCTCATTGAAGAGCGCTACATGATCCATTTTTGCACCTCCGTTAAAGGGATGCTCACAGTATATCTATGTAGCGTTTAGTTGTCTACGAGGACACCCTGCCAGCTCGCAGTAATCGCGTTGTTAGAGGATGTAGCTATGGCGCGAACTTCGATATCTGTTTTTTCAATAATTTGTAGTGGGTACGTAAAAGTATCAGTGAGGGTATTACTCTGGAGTTCAGATATAATTATGGTCCTGAAGGTGTTGCTCCCAAACTCCCGGATATTGAATTTTACCGTAGCGCTTGCATTTGCTTGAGATATTGCAGCCGTAAAGTTTACATCATCCAAATACAGTGTTCTGCCCGCAGGGACAGTGTACACCCCAAGCTGTGTCTGGTTATTTGTACCGAGGTTCGCGTAAACATCGCCGGTAGGGACACCTGCAGATGCACCACTAGAAGCTAGATAAACGGTACCCGCAGCGGTACCCCCAGACCCAGCTAGTGAGACATACATACGGTATATACGAAGATAAGACTTGGTTGTAGCAACTTGGGTTTGTCCATTCAGAGAAACTTCTTCTTCAATCTCTAAATAATTAGAATCTAGCCCGAATACTTTAACTTTGTTCGCCCCTGTGCCCCCGTTTGTATCGTTGGCGTCAGAGGAACTTACATACATAATAGACGCAGCGGTGGGCCACACGTAATTACCACCCTGCTCCCAAATAGTTTCCTCAGTAGAATTTACGTCCGGGTTACGGGCAAACTTGTACAGCGGGGTAGCTCCGGCAACCTGCCCTTTAGAAACTTGTAGCTCGTACGGTTCTTGGATTGCCATAGCGTTTCTCAATGCTTCATCTAGTTGATTAAAATATATGCGAAGGACATTGTTAAACTGGTCAAACGAAGCACGGTCGTAATCTTGCGGCGGCTGCGGGAGAGCGGGGGCGCGAAAGTTAATATCAACATCGTTTAGAGCCACTACCGCCTCCCATCAGGACGCATATCCAAACGTGGCGAACCTAGCTGCCACTGTACACCCAACTCATCAGACGAAATCTTGATCGCCATCTGCCTACCTCGAACGCGGGTATTGATCTGCTGTGTAAACTGCTCAACCGGCACCGTTGCGGTACGCGTTACGGACCCATAGCTAGTACCACCTGCAGACGCTGGGCTGATATACCCAGATCCAGAGTTTTTAAGCGGGTAGAAAGTCATGGTGGCCGCAGGAGAAGAGGCCGTTGACCCGTCAAAGGTCATGTCAGGTAGCACGCGCCAAATAAACGCGAACCTATGGCCGTCATCCAGATCAAACTCAGCCGAGGTTATGAAGGCATCAATAGCCGTAGAGGTGCCGGTTTCGTTGTCGTCCACACCTTCTTCGTGGTTTACAAGGTTGTAGGTGTAAGTGGCCGCAAGCGGATACTGTCGTGTGCCAGAGTCCAGCCAAGCTGTACGGGCTAGGTTGCCGTAATACCAAACCTTGTCGAGATAGTTATAGACAACATATCTGTTTACCGATGTGGAGTCGGCAGAGCAGTAGAACCACCAGATTTCATGGAACTCTTCGTTCGTCCCGGCAAATACTTGGTCTATCTGCAATTCGTTAAAATCATTGAATACATACCGGCGCAAATCGCAGGGGAGAGCCTGCGTGCGACCATCGTACATATAGAACTTATCACGCCCCATCCAGAATGACGCGCCAGAGGCGTAGGCTACTGCGTTTTGTGAGGCAATAGATATGTTATCACCCACAATCTGAGCGCCCCACACAGCCTGACCACCTAAATATTGCAGGGAGTAGACCGAGGAATCGGTCCACACGAGAACTTCCTGACGGGATTGCTGGGCCGTAACAATCTCGGTGCCACGAGACAGCCGTAGAGAACCTGCCTGATTAGTGGCACTAGGGGTCCAGTTGGCGGCATCCTCTTGGTCAGACCACCGAATAAGCATGGGGTCTTGTGTGGATGTGCCTATCGTGTTCGCCCCGAACGCAAATACGAATCTGCTAATATCCGAGACGAGGATGTAATTCTGTATAGTGGGGGTGTCCGACGCGCCACCTAGAGTAGATATACCTACCGCCCGTGTAGCGGTGCCAGCAGTAACATCCCAATAATATATACCGCCGCCCCGAGGGCCAAAAATCAGGTCTTCGCCAAAATTAGACTGGCTCCAGAGACGCATGGGTGCAGCCGTAGTGCCGCCAGTACCCCAAACACCGCTGCTCCAAGCGCCGCCACCCCAACCCGTAAGAGGTACAGAAATAGCGTCACCAACACTGATTTGGTAAGCGGCGGTTACGCTCCCACCACCATTACCTGTATCAGATGCGTTAGCTGTGGCGGTGGCGGTGATGGTGTAGGTATTAGAACTAGGAACTGTTTGGATTTCGTACTCTTGATTAAGTACGTCAGCGGTTATATCCCCACCCAAAGATGCAGCGCCACTAAAGGTGACAAAATCACCTACCAAAGCGCCGTGAGATGCGTCAGTAACTGTGATTGTAGCGGACCCGTTAGTAGCAGCAAAAGTGGCCGCGTTGGTAGTTGTAGTGCGGATAGGCGTTATATCGTAGTAAACCCCGCCAAGTTCTATGTAGAACTTAAGGTTTGTGCCGACACCTACAAAGTTTTGGCTACCAAGTGTTACCCAAGACCATAAAGATCGACACACACCCTGAAACGTGTTGTTAGATATACGTTGCCAACCACCAATCTTCTCAGGATACCCCTGCCGAAAGCGCACCTTATCACACTCATACCAACCGGTTTCGTTGGAATAACGAGTACGTTCCCTGTTAACGCCGGGTTTCAAAGCTAACTTCTTAAGGGGCATTTAAGCTACTCCAATGTAGCCCCAGACAGCGGGACGGTAGTTACTGTAATAGCTACACTACGCTTCAATTCTAACGAGTTATTACAATCTGAGCAAGTGTCAGCTTCAAGCTCAGCTTCATCTAAATCGAAGCCACAACCCGCGCAAACTATTTCTATTTCATGTGCTGGCTCTACCGCACCTTCTGCGTTTACCGCAGCATCGTATTTAACTTTCATTTTATACCCTCTAATCGCCTAGCGTGGCGTTCTGTTCTATTTGTAGTCTGCCGGTATAAGTTACTATCACGCAACTGCGTTGCTGCCTCAGACCAATCTTTAACCCCAACAGCGGCATGGTGTAACTTGAACTTCTGGTAGCGAGGCAGGCCTAGCTGGAAGCACAGAGATGCAATGACGATGCGAGCCTCAGTCGGCAGGTCGTCAAAATCTGGATGTATCCAGCGAGCATCGTTCAGTGCGGTATTAACATCTTGATTGTACAACTGCGTGGCACGCGCCTCGCTGATCTCCGTGCCGACAGGCCAACCGTATTCGCGATCTGTCTCAATAATCAGATGCCCGATGCCGCACGTCGGATTTCCGAGATGGTCTTCATAAATTTCATGCACGATGCCTTCATCCTGTTCCAGCACTAGGCGTAGGCTTTCCTCAAAGGTCATCGACCCTGCCCTCGGTACTTTTTCCACGACCGGCGCTTACGCTTGTTTGACGGCTTGCTGTTCGAGCCGTTACCGATGCTGGTGCGATGCGTTATTTTGAGCGGCTTCCATTCAGAGACGCCGACGCCTTTTGATTTCATAGCCATTATTTACTGACCTGCTTTATTTTTTCGACGGTCCTTAATCCTCCGAGACCCAAGAGT